AAGCGAGTTACACGCTCATCAATAACATGGCTCTCTAAATCAGAGGCTCCTTCCCACGGGAAGGCATCTGCTCCGTGTTTGCGAAGATCACGGCTTTTACCAGGCCACCAGTTACGCCTGTCATCGTACGAGGTACGACAAAGGTCGTAGTACGCTTGCAGCTCGTTGGTTGTCGTCTGGTACGCCTTTATAAGAACGTCTATATCTGGCTTTTTGCCAACGTACGTTATTGCTTTTGAGTAATCGTTGTTCTGCATTACCGCTCTAAGTTTTCCAAAAATTGTTGAACCTTATCTTGCACCTTGTACAGAACCCTGTATGAGTACCAGTAGTTTACTCCAATCTTATCACAGAATTCGCTATTTTGCATCAACCTCTCTGAATTATGTAGAGATATTAGCCTAAGAAGCTCCCAACCCAACAAGCGATCTATCTCTTGGGACAGGAATTTCCTATCCTGAACTAAGCTATTAAGCTGTTCCTCTTCTGTATCTGTAAGAAACTCCATTAACGTCTTCAATAATTTCAACTGTAATTAATTTCCCAACTAACCGTTCCGAAATTTTTTTAGGAACAAGCACAGGGATCTTAATTCCACTTTCACGGACGTACGCATAAACGTACTTCTTGTTAGGTGCTACCTTTATTACCTTAGCACTTATATGCTTCGCAGTAGCCTCTGGAGCTTCTATAGCTTCAGTTAGTATTTCCTGCCCCTCATCGGAGATCCAGGTGTTCTTGCCCACACCAGTCATCATACCATTGGACAGCTTTTCCTTCGCTAGTACCAATAACTCATCCCAAACATAATGCTCTTTCTGAGCTATTTCACTTAATCTTATCTTCATTTAATATCCTCCTATAGACCTGCGAGTTACTGCTAAATCGCGAGCTGTTACGTGGACTGGGCCTTCTCCATAGTTCGCCATTCGCAAATAACGAATAACGTCAAAGAAGTCCTTTAAGGGTTCGTCCATCTTCCCTTTCGAGTTGTAGTTAATGAGGCTATCAATTAAGTTTCGACAGCTCTCGTGAATATAGCATCTAGGCTTATTAGCAGAATCAATAGGCTCATTCGGGTTGTAATTAAACCACTCATCTAATGCAGATAGCCCAACTTCCTCCATACGGCCATCAGAAGGTACGAACATCATGTCGTGCTCCTCGAATGCCATAAACAAATCTTCGTTGTTCTCGTTCTCTTTAGCAAAGAATCTAGAGTCCCCAATTCGCTCAAATACCTGAACTCCTAGATCATGTTCAATTTCTTTGAATAAATCTACGTACCCCTTTACGCCTAATCCGACCTTCTTTGAGGCGGGGCCAAGTTTCCATTTAGGGTCACCGAACTCCGCCCAGTCCCCATAAGTGTCCCAATCAGGCCACTCGCGGCAGATGTACACGTTATCGTTATCGTCTACAGCGGCCCATATAGATACGTAGTTTTTTGCCCCAGCGGGGTCCACTACCTGGTACGCTGTGTACCTGGACTTATCAGATACGTCAGGGAACTGCATTCCGTACTTATTAGGCTCGTTGTCCTTTAGCACGTTAACTTCAGTGTTAAAAAGCGGGAGTAAAGAAGTCATGCTTTTTACGGGTACTCCGTAAGCGCGAACTAATATCTCCTCTTCTGGTCTTCCACGAAGGTCTTTTGCAATACGCTCGTACCCGCCAAATGGGTTTTCATCAGAATGCAAGTACACCACGGACGCATCCCTTGACGGGCTGTACTGACGCACAGGGACTTCTTTGTTCTTTAACAACTTAGCCTTCTTGGTCTCTAGAGTTTGTGCGCTCTTCAGATAATCGGATATAAACGGAGTATAACCATCAATAGGAGTGAAGCCTATCCCCATAACAGCATCTCTGGTCGCTAAACGGAACCTAAGAGTGTTCACTAGCGCAGAATCGCCGAGGTACTCATCTAACCACGCACCTATGTTTAGCCCTGTAGCTTTAGGAAAACCGTACTCAAAGCCCTCTAAGATCGTCTGGTTGTTGCTGTACTGCGTGTACGTCTTGAAATCTACTCTAGTACGGGTATCAGGGAAAATAAAGCTCTTAGCCGTGAACCCGTTCTGCATACTGTAGTTGATGTACCCCTCGATGCTTTTTGTCTTCTTCTTAAACTCCTTGGGCATCATCTCCCAAATAGCGGACTGCTGCACCTTAATGGAGGTATCCTCGTTCTGTGAGAAGCATACTACGTGACCATCGTTGCTTTCAGTCACAGCCTTCATAACAATCTTTGCAAATCCAGTGGTCTTCCCCGACCTATTACCACCTAAAGCTAAGCACTCGTTGTGTTTTTGTAGCCCTTGCTCAATACGCTCCCATCCAGGGAGATCGAACCCATGCCTTACAGGGTCATCTTCAGAGGCTTTGATTCGACTCTCATGGGCAGTATGCAGCTCCTTAAGTAACGAGAGATCGTTGTTGTACAGCCAAACAATGTCTTTAGCTGTAGGGGACTCTAAAAAAGGATGCTCCGTAAAATTCATTTTAAGTTAATTATACAACATCTAAGTCTGACGCTAAAAACCACATATAACCGTGCTTTTGGATCATCGGCCTACCTAGATAGCTTTTAACGTCTACGTACGCGCTGTCAGGGTCCTCCGAGACACTAACCACTACCATAGGTTCAGTTTGCATCTTTTTGATCTCCTCTGGCTGATAAGGGTAGTTCACCCTAGCCTTCTCTGGCTTTCCACTAGAACCTACTCCTGTTGTTTTTAGTACAACCTTATTTCCTTTTTTGATGTTCATTACTACAAATTACTCTATAACTTTACGTATACCGTGACGGATCGGAGGAGCATTAAATGCAGCACTGTCAATTGTGGAGGTACTGACAGGAATCGAACCTGCGACCGTCTGATTACAAATCAGATGCTCTTCCAACTGAGCTACAGTACCATTGGAGGAAGTGGGATTTGCACCCACGTCCGAAGGCATTTCTGCTTTCGTCGAATCTATGTTTCCCCCTTTAAATCTACTTTCGTACACCTTGATGTCGCTGTAAAAAGGCTCCTTTGGCTTAAATACGTTGTTGTACCCCTTGTAGAACGCATCCCAATTAGATACCCTGTTTCTGTCTCCTTTGCCGCTCACAGTACTAGTTCCTCTCTACGTTAAAATCATCTTCGTCTTCCTTTAGATCTTGTATTGCTATATTGGTAGCAACAAGCATAGCTATCTCTTCCTCAGAACTATCGGGGTCCATTTGTTTTATGATCTTGAACAGTTCTTTGATTATCCTGCGGTTGTACTCTGGATTGTCCTCGTAGTTCTCTTCTAAATTATACGTTATCAACATCTATTACCTCCGCTTGTTTTATCTTGCTTTTAGCCTTTTCCATTAAACTCTTGTAGTCCTCATCAGTGTAAACCTTTTCCTCCCTGGATATGCTGGTAGCTTCCCCTCTCGCTAGCATCGCCTCCCTAGACGAGTTAGACTTCGCTATACTAATATCTTTGATGTCCTTAAAAGTAGGCTTAAGCTCACCTGATTGCATTCGAGAACGCACATCGTTTATAATCTCCTCCTCTAGTGAGGTTATGTTTAAGTAAGAGTAAGCCGCAAGTTGACCCCCCAGATCACGCCATTTGCCCATGTGGTCAGAGTACGAGACCAGTACACGCTGTACCGTTTCGTGTTTAAAACCGTACTTGGATACCATGTTGTTAATGCTTTTGCCCTGTGCAGAAAGGAATAGTATTGTAGCTACCTTCTCAGGGTCGTAACGCTCTAAGCATTTTAGTTTCTTAACCTCGTACTCTTTAGCGTACTCCATAACAGCAGCATTGATGTCCTCAAACAGCTCTTGTTTTACAAAATTAGGGTCAGGGGAACTCATAATAGTACGCATAAAACATAGATAAGCCTACGAGTCAAGTATTTTTTTAGAAGGCAGTACATAAATTGCAATTCAAGTTAAAAAAAAGCCCAAGACCCCCTCCCCCCTGGCGTATTCGTATAGTAAATACAAGCCTAAATAGTTGGAATCTGGATACAAATAACTGTAGTTGGGAACTGGATACTGTAATTGGTAAGTGAATACAAGCTTAGTGATTGGATTCTGGATACGTGAGAAACTCGGCTGTAACACGATTGCAAATACAGGAATTCCTGGCGAACGATATATAATATCGTATATACTTTTTCTCTGCTTGTATATAATAAATCCAATTACCTATACAATTCATACGTAAGTCCTTGAATACCAACGCTTGACGGGCATGATATAGTATAAATCCTTTCAGAACGGTTCTGAGGGGATTAAAACAATATATAAAAAACACTATGAAAAACATAAAAACATATATCGACAGAAAACAAATCCAGTTCAAAAGCTCAAGTACTGGTTACTTGAATGATGACGGTTGGCAGTCTCTTAGCATCCGCGAATTCAACGATGCTATAAAGAGAAACACTATCGAACTGATAAACGAAGGGCCTTTGTTAGGTCTATATGTGGGCAGGTACTTTAAGAGAAACTATACATTATCAGGAAAGGATATTTGCAGATATTTATATATGCATAATATAAAAATGTATAATGAAGAGGAATCTAAATGGGAAGAGACGGGAGACTGTATGGCCCCAGCTGATTTTCTAGGGAATTCGAGGAGGTACGTTGAGTTTAGTACCACGTACAAGGTGGTACTGAAAGATAGAGTTGAGGATATATTAGTACATATGTCTACTGACCAAATGGGGAAATCATATAAGAATGCAGGATGCATTTATATACATGAATCCGTTTATAATGATCCCGAAAAACTAGAAGAGGTAATGCAGGAAAATGATTTAGTGCATACGGTAGACGGAGGAATAAACAGTATAGATGACTGCTCTTTCATAGAGTCCGAATCAGAATACTATAGAACAGATTCGCATTTGGTTTGCTGGGTATCTGAATACCAAGAACATATGCTTAGAAGAGATTGCACTTGGTCCGATAGATTATTGGACTTTATATACAACAATACGGAAAATTATATATATTGCGAAGACGTAGAGGACTACGAGCATACGGATAATGTATATTTTTCTGAATCAGATTGCACGTACTACGCTGAAAGGCCATCTGGCCCCGAATACATATGCGAATACCATCGGTCACCAGATGCAAAAACTGTATATAATCCAAGCCCCAATGCCCATAAATACTCTATAGGATTCGAGATAGAAAAGAACTATATAGACGGCAAGAGAGAAGTAGGCGAGCATATAGGAGACTATAAGTTTTTTGCAGGAT